GCTTACACGCTGGGCATAGCCGTCGCCAAATTGGGTTTTACTAACAGCATGATGAACACTGGCGGACGCTCCCATGTTCATTTTCCAGTTAAAGGTTTTCATTCTTTACCCCAACAAAAAAACCTACCGATATCGGTAGGTTTGTGTGATTTGGTCTTAATTTTAAGTTTATCTTGGTAAAAATTAAATTCTTGTTTACCCATAAAGTTCACCGCCTTGTCGGCGTGCTTGAATAAAACGCTGATTAAGTTTTGCATCAACGGTATGACTAATCATTTTACCGATAGTTACCATCATGTCACCATTCGGCATTTGTTGTACATCGGTCTTTTCGCCTGAATAGTTATTGATAACGACATTCACAGGGCGACCGCCTGTGCCGATTTTATCTAACTTATCATCCAAGGCTTTGGCGGTATGCCGTGGTAGCACTCGCTCGCCTTTTTCTAGATTCCAAGTGCCTGATTTTGGCACGCTCATAATGCCGTCGTGAGCTTGACCCACTGGCATGACCACCGATTTAATGGCGCTGACAATCTTCGCCCCATGAGATACGGCTGTCGCCATATCTGCCAGCCCCTCAGGGAAACCCTTGGCAAGACCTTTACTGATGGCCTGCTGCATGGCAAGACCAGCTTGGGCGATGGCAAAGCCTTGTTGCATGGCAAACATGGCACGATATAGCCGAGACTGCTCGCCTAGGCTGTCTTTGGTGATGGACGCCAGCGATTCAAAGATATTTTCACTTTGGCTGAGTATCAGCGTGCGTTTGGCTTCTTGGTACGCTTCATCAATGGCAATCCTTGCCGCCACCCCTTCTTGTGCTATCTGTGTGAGTGCGTCTTCGTTGTCTTTATAAAGCTGTTTTTGTTTATCCATAAACCGCCCTAAGCGATTTAGGCGGGTTTCATGTTCAAAGTTAAGCTCATCAAAAGCAGAGCTGTCAGGCTTGGGCAAATCAAGCAGCTCACTCATCAGCTGTCTGCTTTGGGCAGACACATCGGTGCCGTGCAGGCGGTGCTGTTCGGCTAAGATGGTTAATTGTTCATCCAGAATGTCAAGGCGTTTTTCTTCTTCACTGCGACTGTCAAACACCAGCTGCATATACGCCTTGTGTGTTGCCAATTTTTTTTGTTCGGTGGCGTGTAGTTGTAGATTTGCCTTAATCTGCTCATAAATATGCTCTGTGCCATCTTGCTTTAATCCTGCGTACTTTTGTAGCTCTTCATTGACTTGCCGCTCAATGTTAAGCAGTTCACGCTGATATGATGATGCGTGATTTGATAGCATGGCATCATGTTTGATTTGGCTGCTTCTTTGATTAAGCTCAAACGCCAATTTGGCATTTTCGGCATTTGCCGCCCAAAGCAATAAGTTGTTTTTGGTTTCACCATTTAACACACTCATCTCATGGCGAACATCAAACAAATCATGTGCCAGCTCATCAAAAGGCGTCTGCTTGCCCACAAGTTTGATGGTGCGTGCCAATGATTTTAATTCATCATTAGCTTTTTTGGTGGCGGTGTATAAATCTTTTTGCCCTGCCAAATCTTTAAGCTTTTGTTTTTGTGCTTGGGTTGCCTCATAAAACTTGCCCAGTTTGTTATCCGTCTCAAATATCATCTCTGATAGACTGTTATTTAACAGCTGATGGGATTCATGATGCAGTTTTGCTACCAAAGCATCAAGCTCATTGATGGCATCCGTGATGTCATCGGCAGTTTTTTTGGTTTTATCGGACGCATTTGTCGCAGCACTGCCTACGCTGTTATAACTGTCTGCCAGTGACGCATTGGCTTTTGTGGCTTGGGTTGCTTTATCCGCCAGCTGTGTGACATAGTTGTACGCTGAATTGGTATTATTATCTGCAATGCTTGCCACCGCCCCAAAATCAACATTGTCATATTGCAATCGTCCAAGGCTGACCGTACCAATCAGCGGAATGCTGGCTTCTATACCCAAAACCTTTGCCATACTGCTCGCTTTGGTGCTAAGAAAATCAATCTTTCTTGCGGCATTGTTAATCATCATCTCAATGATTGAGACAAACGCATTGCCGATACCCAAAAAGATATTTTTGGTCGTCTTGCCAAGCTGTACAAAATTATGCAGGGCGTTTTTTGCTCCAGCTTTTGCGGCGGCGTTAATCAAATCAAAGGTTTTGGCGGCAACTTGTAGCATGCCCACAAAGCCGCCATGGCTGGTCGCAAAGAAATTAGAAAATGCCCCCGTGCTGCCCTTTGTGGTATCACCCACTTTGGCAAGCATATTATCAGCAAAGGCAGAGACAGTATCCCACGCCATTGAAAACCCATCACCGACAAACACGATGAAATCTTTTGCCATGAGTGTGACTACCCCAAAGGCATCAGATAAACTGTTTATCGCACCTGTCACCCCATGCGTACTGACCACCACAGACGCCAGCACCGCCCCTATGGCGATGATGGGGTGAGCGGTGATGATCCGCCCAAGCGACATAAACGCACCGCCCAAGCCTGTGATGGTACGAGTGGCAAGAATGCCCACGCCCATCGCCCCTCGTTTGGTTTTCGTCCAGCCTATGCTTGCAAGCGTTGCCGCTTTGGTGGCGAGCGTGGTTCTGTCAAAACTTGTTGCCAAACCAACCAATGAACGAGCATAAACGGCGGTGGTTGCGATAGCGGTTTTGGTTAAGTCAATATAATGGGCTTTTGTCAAGCGTAGTAACATAAGCCGAGTGGACAACGCATTATAAGCCGTGATTTGCCCTTGTACGCTAAATGCGTTGGCAACGCTGGCTTTGGTGCTTGCCACAGTTGCCCCTGTCAGTGTAACAAATGATGTTACTAAGGCAGAGTTTTTAGCGATGATGCCAAGCCATACCGCCCCGACCATCGCTGCCGCACTGACCAGCGTGCGAAAATGCTCAGCCGCCCACAAGGCAGCATTGGCAATGTTTTGGCTCATCATGCTGTTTTGGTTCATGATGTCATCAATAAGATAATTATACTCGTTTTTAATGACTTGTAGGGCTTGTGATACCGTGGTTGGCATCTTAGCGGACATGGCGGACAGACTGTCCGTGGCTTTTGCCACCGCATTATAAACCACATCGGCAGTGATTTTACCGTCTTTGGCAAGATCTCTGATGGCATTTGATGTTACGCCCATCTCTTTGGCAATTAAATCCATCAAAATGGGAGCTTGTTCGGCGACCGAGTTAAACTCATCACCACGCAACACCCCTGACGCCAACGCTTGCCCAAGCTGGGTTAAAGCGGCCGCTTGAGCCTGTGCTGACCTGCCACCAACATTCATCGCCATAGTCATGTTACGAGTGAAATTGATGACATCTTGCTGGGTTTTGCCAAGGGCGGACAATGACCGCTGTGAGTTTGAATACAAATCCACAACCGCATCAAAACTTGACCGCTGTTCATTGGCGATGGCTCTTAGCTCAGTTTGTACGGCATGAAACTGCTCGGTACTGCTCGTCGCTAAGCGGATTTGGCTTGCCAAATTTTGCATTTGGTCGGCGGTGGCGATGATGTGTGAGACGCTCACCGCACTGCCCAAAGTTGCAAAAGCTATACCAAGCTGACCGCCCACGAGCTTGCCATAGTCCGCCACGCTCTTTAATTCTTTTTTGGTCTTGTCGGTCGCCTTTTTCATCTCACGCACATAATTGGCGGTGTTGGCGTGGAGCAAGATGTCTAAGCGTGATAACACTTTTGCCATGATGATTTCTTATAAAGTAATAATAAAAAAACGCTGAACAGCACAAGCCGTCAGCGTCTAAATATAATTTTGATTTTGTAAAATTATGCCTTAAAATGGTCTAAATTTCAAGCGTTATTTGGAACGCCAAAGCCCCCAAGTTTGTTGATTTGAGGGGCTTGATTTTGGCATCAATGGTTATTTTTGCTTATTTTGTTCAAGAGCAGACATAAACTCAGACAGCATTTTGTTTGCTCTGGTTTGTTTTTTACCACCCTTATAAATCATATCATACAGCCCTTTGTCGGTGGCAACTTGCATTTTGATGCTGGCTGCAGTTTCAAAGGAGTTTAGTTTATCCAATGGAATAACAAAATAGTCCATAGAGATTGCAGAAACTTGGTCGTGTGAGTAACTGGTTGGCTGGTTGGGCGTAAGTTTATTTAGCTCTGTAACTTCGCCATCAATATTTAGCTTCAATCTATTGATACTCTGGTATGATTTTAGCCAACTGTCATTAATTTCAATAATTAAAGTTGCGTACTGCTCGCCAAATTCGCCATCACTCCATGCATACCCAACTAAGGGACACATCATTTTTGATTGTGGGCATTTAACCCAAGAAGGCTCTGTTCTAATAGTAACCGAACCATCAAAGTCACTCTTATGGACATTAGTTTTAGCAAAGCTAGGCGTTAAAATAGCTAAAAACAGAATCAAGCCAACAAGAAAGCGATTTTTCATAAAAAAAATCCTTAAATTTTTGGATATAATACAACCGTATCATACCCAAAAACCTATCTTTTTTCAACCTATGGCAGAAAACATCGCAAGCGTTCGCTCCATTTGAGCTTGTAGCTGTGCTTTTCTCTGTTCCAGCTCGTAGGCTTCTCGCTCCTCGTCCGTCATGGGGTTTGGGTCAATGATGAGATAATCAGACAGCTTACCCCCTGCCATGGATGCGGCTATCATTGCCGCTTGTATGTCGCCACGATAGCCGCCAATTGGGTCAAGGCGGTCATAGGCTCGCCACTGGGCAAACTCGTGGGCGGTCATTGTGCGTTCAAGCTCGCCCACCGTTTTGCCCAAATGTCCTGCCAATTTAAACAAAAAAAGCCGACTTTTGTCGGCTATGAGTTTTTTTCGTGGTCTTCGGTATCAATATCTAGCCCATTTAATTTGTTGATTTCTTTAATAACTGACAACATCGCCTTAAAATTAATTTGGTTAATGCTGTCCAAATCATCAATGCTAAATAAGCGATTGCCTTTTTCATCGCACACACCAAAAATAAAAGATAATGCCATGTTATTGCCTTTTTCTTTTTCCAGCTGTTTGGCGATTTGTTCTTGTTCTCCCACGCTGATTTGGCGGATATAAATGTCGCCATCAAATTCAGCGATGTTGATTTTCTTTGGCTCATTGATGGCGGATAGACCTGCCAATAATGCACTTGCTAATGTTGCTACTTTGCTCATAATATATACCTTTTAATTTATTTAAATTAAATCAAGCCATTTATCATTAAATGGCTTGATTTTGTGGGTTTAGGTTATTTAATTAACCTGTAACTTTGGTAACATCGCCTGTGATGGTAATTGTACCAGTTTTGCGGATTTTCTTTTTTTGGTCGCTGTTATCAGTGGTCAGCTTTGAGATGATGCCCTTAAATTGACGGGACTCGCCTGTGGCAACCACATATTTTAACTGCCAATGCAACTCTTTACCGCCCTCAAAACTGGTTTGCAGTAGCTGATGTGTGGTGTCTTTGGGGTCAAGGGCGTATTCAAAGTCAATCTCACTCTCCTGTTTAAAATCAATGGGGGCTTTGACGGTACGACGGTCATCGGTAGCGGTTACCTCGTCCAACACCTTCTCTTCACTTGGGTGGTCGCATTTGGACAAATGCTCTATTTTTTGGTATTCGTTACCGTCTGCTGAGACATGCAAAGTAAAAAAGCTGTCAGCAAGATTTTCTACAACTTTTGCCATGAGATTTCTCCTAGTTGGCGGTTTAAATTAAAATTCTAAGGTTTGCCAAAAACCGTATTCAATGATGGCTCTAAACAATCCGCTCTCATTATCACGCATATATTGCACGCCATGATAAATGGACGGTTTGATCTGGTCTAATTGATTGATGGCTTTGGCGGCTAGTGATAAACAGTCATCATAGTCGTTATGATAAACATCGATTTGCACATTTGCCCACTCATGACCTGTCATGCCATCCAAAGTATTATCAGGCTCGGTGCTGATGATTTGGTAGATAATATAAGGCGGATTGCTTGGGCTATGCTCTGGAATAAATAAGGGATAGCATTGATTATTTACCAATGCCGATAATTTTTCATATATGAGTTGGCTGGCGTTCATTTGACAATCTTATCAATTTCATCTTTTAAGGTTTTTGCAAAAGCATTGACAGCGACCTGCACATTTTTATCAAAGGCAGGGCGTAAAAATGGCACAGCAGGCATTTGACTTGTGCCGTATTCCACAAAATGCCAATAATTGGGGTATTCTTTTTGTTTTGTGCCTTTGCCGACATAGATACCCATTGCCACGCCGTGTCCGCCAAGCTCGCCCATTTCTCGTTTGGGAACTTTGCGTTTTCGGATAGCTGAACGCAAAAGCCCACGCTGAACAACAACCCTACGACCACCTTTGACAATCATCGTATGTGGCTCAGGGGCAACAGACGCATAAAATTTGGCATCTTTTCGTATTGGGTTTAAGGCGTGATTTAGGGCTTTGGATAGAGCTTTATCTTTAACTTTATCATCAAGTTTAGCAAACTGTTTATCAAGCTCATCTAAGCCCAAAACTTCAATTTTGCCTATCATCAGGAATTTCTTTTAGCATGAGCGTCAAATACTCTCGCCCTGTCTTGTTATCAGCCAAAGGCTTGCCGACTATCTCATACTCTTGATCACCGCATTGCACTCGCATCGTATGGCTGATGTCCGTGCGATGGCGGATTGTTGCCCTTGCGGTGATTTGGCTGCCCTGTGCCTGCCCTGCGATGATGTCCTTATCGGATAAGCGGATAAACCGCCCCCAAACGGTCAAGGCATGCTCCCATTCATCCATCTTAACCGCCCCTGTGGCAGAACGGCTGGTACTTTGGCGGTAAATTTCAAGTCTGGAGTGGATTAGTTTGGCTTTCATTGTTTCCCCAAAAAGTTAAAAAGTGGGCGTGCGATAAGGGGCAAGCATTTGGCGGACAGGAGCAGGTAAAAAGTTACCAAATTCTGCCCCGTTCTCGCTGTTTCGGTTGTCATCAAGATAACCGACCAGCAAAAGCGTGGCAACTTTTAGAGCAGGCAGCATGTCATCGTTAATCTCATCTGTGATGTAGTTTTTGACCGCTGTTTGTGCTGATTGTAAATAGATCGTCAAAATCTCATCGCTGTCGGTATCGTCATAACGCAAATGGTGCTTAACCTCGTCAAGGGTGGCAAATTGGCTCATGATTTATCCTTGTCAATGGTGGCATACACTCGGTAGCGTGGCTTGACCGCTTTGGCGGATTTGGTCGGCTCACTTGGCGTAGGTGCATTGCCAAAAGGGTCGGCACTGTTGTCTCTTTTGGCAAGTGCTTCTAAACTGTAATTTTGCTGCTGCATGAGTGGCGACTCCCCACCGACCACAGGCGGCAAGCCAAGCGTGGCACGGGCTTCATTGGGCGATAAAATACCCGAATGTGTGCCTTCTTTGAGATACGCCATTTGGCTGGTGCTGTCCATTCGGATAAGTGGGGACAAATCCGCCTCACACTCCACGCCTTTTTCAAGGTCAAGGTGTTCATCAAGCAAGTTTTCAATCGCCTCGATGTAGTGTTGCAGACAGTCTGAATAATAAATCTCGTTCAAGTCAGACACCTTTTGTCCTGCCTTAATCTCGCCCATGCCCACTTTAAAGGCTGGCACATGAAACACGGAGCAGACGGTCTCACCACTCATTTTAAGCTGCTCAATGGCTTGGCTGTCACTTGCACTCATAGCAATGGGTTCGTATTTTGCCCCACTGCCCAAAACAGCAATGCCACCACGCTTGATGCCTGAGTAATTGGCTTGCCAGTCGGATTTGACTTTTTGGGCGGTCTCTTTGCTGATGTCTGATGGCACGGACAAAATCCCACTGGGGCGAGAATTATTGCCAAAGAGCGTAGCGGAGGTATGCTGAATGGACAGCCCCAAACCCACACTAATGCCGCATGCTGTCAAAGGCGAAAGACCCACAAGCGGATGATAAAAGCAGTTCATACGGTCATGTATCACCTCAGAGGCTGGCACAGTGGTATCGGTTAAGCCGTATAATTTATCGGTGCTGATTTGATAAAACACCTCGCCATCGCCCGATACTAAAACCTTGACACGGTCAGGATTTAGCACATACATCTGCCACACATCGCCAAAAATGTCTCGCTGTTTTAAGACATACGCATTACCACGCAAGAGTTTAGAGCTTACCCAACTTTCAATAAACTGCTGCCAGCTTTGATGCCTATTTGGTTTTTTTAAAATGGCGTGCGTGCGTGATTTGGTCGGTAAAAGTACGCCATTTTGGGATGATTTGGTTTGTATGCGTAATTTGCCAATGTCAGCGGCAATTAAACTGATGCAGGCAAACACCGCATGAAAATGGGTCAAATCGGTGCGTTTTAGCTCATCATTTTTTTGCCACGCCCCTGTGTAGGGTTCATGGATGAGCGTTTGCCACGCAGGGGCAGGCGTTGCATTGACCGACTTTTTACGGAATAAATCAAAAAATCCCATTAGGATAAATCCAGTTCGCTATTTTCGGTGGTTGTTTTGGTTTTGCGTTTGGGCTTGTCTGCTTTGGATTGGCTGGTAGCAGGCTTAGCAATGCCCAAAATGATAAGTATTCTTGCCTGTGGCTCTGGCACATCGTGCGTCTCGCCCACCGCCCCAAGCGGTGCGTCTTTTAAATATGTGATTTGCATGAAATCTCCTAAAATAAAGCCCCATTTTCATTCATGGGGCTTCATCAAATAAGGCTTTATCTGACTAACCTGTATATTTAATATACCCCACGGCTTTGGTCATGCGTGGTTTCCAGCGGATAAAGCGTTCAGCACGGATGGCAGTTAAGTTGTTTTGGAACAGATTGACCATTTTTGGGGCGTCGTCTGTTCCCATATTGATGGTCGCCTCACCTGATACCGAAAAATCCACACCGCCATCGTCCGCCAGTAGGATTTGACTTGGCACAATCAGCACAATCTTATCGCCCAAACTGCCAGAGGTGTGCACTGGCAAGCCTTTAAGCGAGCGTGTGCCTGTTAAATTCATGCCCTCAAAATAAATGCGTCCCAAAGCATCACGCATTCCGCTAATCTGCATGGCTCGGGTTTCGCTCATCGCCCACACCGCCCCCTCTAAGCTAATGCCAGCATCTACCAGCTGGGCGATGAGCGTGTTGGTGTCCGTGTCAATCTTATCGGCGGTTGTACCTGTTGCTGTTATGGCAGTTACACCATTTAGCACAGACGCTGGCGATTCGTCAGCTTCTGCCTTATCAGGGTCAAAAAACTGCTGATCAATGAACTGAGCAACCGTTGCCACCAAATCATCACGCACAAGCGTATCAGCTTTGGGGTTAGAAAAGCGGATAAGCTCATCTGATAACAGTACAATGCCTGCGATTTTGGCATGGCTTAAAGTCATCGAGCCAAACTCAGGATTGCCCACAGGCTTCATCTTGCCTTCGCCGACCCAGCCAACCGAGCCGCTTGCGGTTTGCATTGGGATTTTTGCATTAAATGGCACTTGTCGCATTAGAGGAGCGATTTTATCCACAACGGTTTTTTGGCGAACAAGCTCAATAAACTCCCCCGTTAAATTGGCATAATCAATGAGTTCTTTGCCAAATTTATCATCAGTCGTTGTGCCGATGACCGCCTTTTGAGTGGCTGCACGGATGACACTGTCAGGGGCACCCCAGCCTTGCAGCACTTCACGGGTGGTAATGCCGCCTTTGGATGTGGTGGCAACGGTAGACGCTTTGACCAACAACGCAAAGCCGATGCCTTTGGGCAAATTAGATTCTACTTGCACGCTTTTGGTCTGCTCTGGGTTTTGGGGAATTGGCTCGCCTTTGGCACTTGCCGCCGCTTGCTCTGGATTTTCACCACCGATTTCGGTAGGATTTGGGGCGGTTTCCACTGATTTAATCAGTTTGGTTAGGCGTTCGGCATTCTTTTCTAGGCGAGCGATTTCGCCTTCTAATACCGTGATTTGGACTTCATCATCATCGCTTGGTGTGTGTCCGCTTGTGACTGATTTTGTCATAATCTCGCCAATTTGCTTTTGTTTGGCTTGGATTGTGGCTAGGATTTGTGCCAGTTGTGCTTGGTAATTCATAAAAGTTTCACTCCGTTTGTAGGTAAAATTAAAGCAACCGCACCATGACTGGGGGTTGCTTTCGTGATTGTAGTTTGGGTTGGTAGTGGCTGAATTGGGTTAATCGGTGGATTTGGGGTTGGTTGCAGGGGCAAACTAAATGCCTCTTTAATCTGCTTAACGCTGGTAATGACACTATCAGCATTGGCAGGGATGGTAACGATTGACAGCTCCCACCACTCCCATTCTTTAATGTGCAAGCCCCAAGAATTTTCAATATAGCTGTATTCTTTGATTTTAAAGCCAACAGACAAGCCCTTGATTAGTCCAGATTTAATGCTTTGCCACGCTTCATCAATGCGTTCTTTCAGCTTGCCTTCTTCGTCAATTTTGGCTATTTTGGCAGTAATTAAAATGCCACCTGCGGTAACTTCCGCTTGGATAACTTCGCCAATAGGCTGGCTGTGATTATGGTGCGATAATAAGGGGATTGGTAAAGTAAATTTTGCCCCCAAAGGCTCTAAAATATCATCATCTCGGTCGGTGCTGGGTGTGGTGGCAATGCCTGTGATAAGGCGTTCATCGTCCGTGTCGGTTACGGATTTGATTTGTAGGGTTGAATAGGCTTTGGTCATGGGGTTTTCCAATAATTGATAAGCAAAAACCCCACCAATAGGCAGGGTTTTCTTGTTATTTATGGTTTAATATTTACCTTGATTTAAAAATTTAATCAACTTAGACAGCTCATTTTCAACATGAGCGATGACAATGCTATCGGCGATGCTCGGTTCTTGCATATTGATCGTGTCAATCAATTTATCTTGAATTAAGCCACAATACAATGAAATTCTAGTTTTTTCGTCAAATGCTTGGGCGTTTAGTTCTTGGTTAATGATTGCGGTCATCTTGTAACTCCATGATTTAAAAGGGTTTATTAACTTGATGACCACAGTATCGCTCGTTATACCAACAATAGCAAGTCTTAATTGCCAGAATTTTTAATATTTTTAAAATTTAAAAATCATATTATCCTCATATTCAGCATTATAATTGACATGGCTGTTTACACTCACTTTCTCAAAGTCGCCCACCAGCTCCCACATGACAGGCTCGCAGTCTTTGAGATAATCCATATAATCTAACAGCTCACTTCTTGTACTGCTAAAAAATAGATATGGCGGACGCACCAATTTCATCAATCGCAAAAACTTTGTCATGCCAAAATACCCTTTTAGGGCATACGCCTTTTGTTCGGTACAAACATAAGGTGGGTCAAGCAATAGCAAAGCATTTGGCTTGTCGGCAAATTTTGGTATCAGCGTGTCAAAACTTTCGTGCGTGATAACCAGCCCATCTAAATAATCTTGTGCATTATCATAATCACTGGTGCGGACGGTGTTATACATTGAGTGGTCGGTAAGCTCGCTGATGTGATTGATTTGCTTGCCACTAAATAACAACCAAGTACTGACACTTCTTGCATCTACATAACCATCAAAGTCGTCAATCGCTTGTAAAATTCGCCCCTTTAACTCGTCTGATATGCGTTTTTGGCGTGGCACATCTTTTGTCATTTCAAATAAAATGCCACGCAGACGGTTAATGTCATCAATATGTGCTAATCGCTTAGTATAGCCGTCAAAGTCGTTATAAATGACGGTGGCGTTGGGCTTATAGGCTTTGGCGTTGTTAGCAAGTAGCCCACTACCGCCAAATACATCAATGATTGTCCAGTTTTCGCCATCACTTGGTATTTTATCCAAAATTTTGCGAAATTCTTTTAAAAACATTCGTTTTTGCCCCACAAATGGTAGGGGTGCCTTGTGATGTGCTTTGCTCATCAAGATTACCTATGCTTGAGTCTCTTTGGACTTCTGATAAGGCGTTCTTGACGCTCAAAACATTAAACGCTTTACAGCGTGGACATTTGATTTCTAAGTCGTTAAAGTTTCCTATTTTTGCTAATAATCGCCCACAGGAGCGACAATTTACTTGTTTCATGGCTCAACCTATCGCAATTTTGTTAAAAATGTGATACCCTTGCCACGCTGTGTACACAGTGGCAGGGTCTCGCTTGCGACAAGCTCGGTTTGTCGTAGGGATGGTGGGCTGTTCCAGCAGTCCGTCATCGCCCTGTTTTTTATCTGCCCACTCTATGAGTGGGTTTGTTTTTTTGTCAAAAATAAACCCCCACATCATCAGCCGACTTTGGTGGAGCAGGGTTTTGGCTCATGAGTGCCACGGCGTTTAGCATGGCAATCACAGGGTCAATCTTACCGTTACCGCTTTCTGATTTACTCATACTTACCCCAGAGCCTGACAGTTTAACCCGTGCATTACCTACGCACCACGCCATCAAGGGCTGATTTGCGTGCGTCAAATCACCGCTGGCAATCTTACGCTCACACACCTTTTGATAGCCGCCCAGCTTCCAGCCTTGCGACACGCCTGTCATGTGCGTGTCTTTGGGTATGCCAATGCTTTCAAGGGCGATGACAATATCATCTGCCCCAGCAGGGTCAAGACCGATTTTATCCAGTTTGCCACTGTCATAGACTTTTTTGGCAATGTCAGCAAATTGGGCAACATCATCGCCGACATTTTGGACGATGACAAGGTCGCCATCGGTTTCAAAATCTCGGTAGCGGGGTTCGTCTTGTTTTCTGCGTTCTAGGGCGATGGGGTGACACCACGCACGCACCCACACCCACCACTGTTTGACCTCATGGCGGATATTGTTATCATCGGTGTAGATGTATTTTGGGGTGGGCAAGCGTCCAACGACGGCACAGCCTAACAAATCATCAAGACCACCACCGTCTCCGCCCATGGTGATGACCTCACTTTTTTCAATGAGTTCATCAAGGCTAAACGCTCGCCCTGCTTGTTCCCAAAACTCCGCCCCTGCCCAGCGGTTGGCTCTAAGCGATATGCCAATTTCTACATTTAAATGCTTGGCAAGGGCGGTTTGCAAGGTATTTTTATCATGCGACTCTTTGGCTCGTTTTAGCGTATCGGTGAGATAATCCATGTCCACACTCGCCCCCAAATTGGGGTTGGTGATGTACCAATTTTCAGGCTGTATATAATCGCCACTGTCAATATAAGCCTTTGGAAATTCATAAATCACAGGCAAAAAACGCAAATCATCAATCTGCCCATCTCGCACCGAGCGAGCATAATCCAGCTTTTCTTTAAAAATGCCAGCAGGTGCCTCATCGCTCATGGTAGATAAATAGATGACAAAGCCCTCAGGGCGAGATGCAAGCCCCCCGATGGCTTCTTGGAGCATGGCGGCCGCCCCTGCTCGCTTACCAAACACCCAAAGCTCATCAACCAGCACATACGCCCCCTTGACCCCTGCCAAACTGTTGGACTCAGCGGCGATGACCTTCAAACTTGCCCCTGTAAATCGGTGGGTGATGGTTTTGGTGTGGGCAGAGACATTAAAAAGAGCAGATAATTCACTATCTACTCGTATCATGTCTTGCATGGGCGAAAATGAGTTATTGGCAACCTCCTTGGTTGGGGCGACGATGACAAGCTCACAGCTTTGGCGTTCGTTTAAAATCAAAGCGGTCAGCATGATGCCAGCGGCTAGGGTAGATTTTGAGTTTTTTTTACTGATTAACAGAAAAAACTCTTTAATCAAGCGTTTTTTGGCGGCAGGGTCATACGCCCCAAAAATGATGGCCACAAAGTCAAACACCCACGCTTTACTCACCGCCCCAATCTTTGGGCAACCGATGACATCAACCAGTGCCAGCTCTTTAAACACACGCAGGGCAATGTCGCTCATCGTGGCAAACAGCGGTTTACAGGGGATAAGGCTCTCGCCTTTAACGATACGCTCTTGCCAATCAGGTAGAGCGGTTGTCCATGTTGGTGTTACGCTTTTGTTCATATTTGCTAACATGCTCTTGTAAAAATAGGTAAAATTTTTTTATGTGGGCAGCGGCAAAACAAGATAAAATCTTTCTTTTTTCGTCAGCCTGATGGCGAGCAACTTTAAAAATCAGCGATTGGGCTGTTTCGGTCAATTTCTCATCATTTAAATAAGCACGACGAGCATAAAATACCGCCTTTTTTAGGTCAGTTAATTCATCGCCTTTCAATCCTGCTCGGTGCAAATATTTATAACAATTACCCAAACAAAACGGTAACAACTCGGTAATCTCAATGCACTCAATCCCACTCGGGCAAGAAGTGTAATGTGCTGGGTGGTTAATCAAATCATTACTCATCATTCAACCTTATGTCTTTTGGTAAAAAACAAAACTCTTTGATAAAATCATCATACCGCATGATTTTACATTCACCGTCAATCACTGGATAAACAAAACCCTGACCATCGGCAGGGTTATTTAATTCGGCGGTGTCGCAAGCATCATTCATGTATTTCATTGCAACAGCTCACTGCCGAACATGTCCGCCTGATTTGACAGTGTGGCAAATCGCCCATTTTCACTTTTATTTTTTGCATTATCCAACTCATCTTCCTTTTTGCCTGTCTGAGCCAGTTTATGCTCGGTGTACGGCAATAAAGCGATGGCGGCGTTAATGCGTTCTTTTGGCGTGTACAGACCATCAGCGTTATTAAAAACAGCGGTCAAAAACCCCAAAGGCGTTTCGTATTTTGGGGTATTTGGTGCGTCTGGTGCGTTTAGCACTGTGGCGGTCGGCTCGTCTTGACTGTTTTGGTTGTTTTGACTGTCTTGCCCTAGAGCGTTTTGTACTTTTTTTAACTCAGCGATATGGGCTTGCACATTCTCACGCTTTGCCATGTCCGCCACGAACTTTCGGGCAGATTCATGATTTTTACAGCCAGCTTTTAGGGCTGCTGTATGAAAGTCCATGCCACTTGCCACATGCTTAGCGTACGCTTTCTGCTTTTGGGTGATTGTCATGTTTAAAACCTTTCTATATTCTTTATAATGTAATTTTATGTAACTTTTATTACTGCGTTCATTGGCGGAGAAACGGAGATTTTTTTCCCAAATCAAATTTTTTTTATAAACGAGAGGGGGCGTGGTGTCCGCACGCTTAGCCCAAAAATTGTAGCACGCCCCCCGCCTTGCTTTCGCTTTGGGTTTTGGTTTTGTGGCATTGGTAGCATAAGATTTGTAGGTTTGTTTTGTCATCAGTGCCACCGACCGCCTTGTTGACGATGTGGTCAAGCTCTAAGCGGCCGCCAACACGCCCACAACATTGGCAGGTGTAATTATCACGAACTAACATCTTAGCACGAAGTCGTCGCCATGCCCTGCCTTCACGACCTTTGCCCCAGTTACGCTTTGGGGTGTGGGATTGGGTGGGTTTTAAGCGTGGCGGTAAGTTGCCAAGTTTTGCCATGGTTTCCGTGATTTGCTAATAAAAAACGCTGATGACAATGTCGTCATCAGCGTTTAGTTACAATTATTGATTTTGACAAAATGATAGCAAAAAGTGTGCAATCTGTCAATAGCCCAGTTTTAAGTTTATTCCAAGCTGTTCACGAACCTTGCCAGCGACAACTTTGGCAATACCTGTAATATTGCCAATGATATTATCAATGGCTTCACCTGCATGTAAGTTATAGTATTGGCGACGACTAATTCCCATGCAACAAGCCCGCTCTTTTGCACAAAAAGTAGAGCGACTAAGATTTTTTTGGGGGTAGCTTATCTCTATCAAGGCGGTATTGATGATGGGCTGATGATGTTTGGTAGGTATCTTGGTCAGATATTCGGCAAACTCTACCGCCAATGATGACAACAAATAATCACGGCTGGCTTGGTCGTGGTAATAGTAGTAACGATAGCAGGCATCAGCAAATCGGCTAACCCCTGCAAAACTTTCGGCAATGGCAATGAGCTGGTCTTTGGGTATTTTGTTTGTCATGAGCATGGTCTTAAAATTTTTGGATATTATGAAAAGCTGTGCAGGGTTTTGTCAAATTTTTTAAACCATGAACAAAACCCTGCACAGATTTGACATTTATAACCCATTGGTTTTAATAAAGATTTTAAAAAGTGTGCAGGGTGTGCAGGGTGTGCAGGGTTGATTTTAATTTTTGAGAAACTTTTTTTAAAAATAAAAATTTGTGATAAGCGGTAGATAAAAAATTAGCCTGCACTTTGAACAAGGCAGGCTAAAAGCTAGGAATATCAAGGTTTGTCAGGGTGTGCAGGGTTTGTACAGACCCTGAACAAACCCTGCACACTATGCACAGATTAATCAGATAAATGGGTTGGAATTTTCATAAGATGAACGAATGCTTTCTTGGGGCATAGAATGATGTGTTTTAGCTTTCATTATAGCATGTCTGAACGCACTGATGCAAAGCCCAAATGTGTGGGGATTTTGGTTTTGTTCATCAATACCGATGATGTATACCATCCCTTGCTTTGTGTCGTCTTTTAAGTGGTTGCCTGCTGGTATTTTGTATCGATAGCGTATGCGTTTTTTGTGTTCACGCAGGGCAATATATCTTAAAACCTTGGCGGAAGATTGGGCATACTCACGGTTTTGACCGCACCAAATGACATAATAATGATAAAGGTCGGTGGTCAAACAAGTGGCATAGGGTATCTCTAAATCACCATTTTTCCAGTACATATAAAACCGCTCGTGGCTGCCAATGCTAATTTCTGTAAGCTGTGCCTTGGCTTCAGTATTGATGGCTGTGCTGTGGGCGTTTTGATTTTTGGGGTCTTTTAGTAAAAGATAAGTGTAAAATGCTCGTATTAACGACTGATTTGGGTCATCTATCGCCGCCCCAATTTCATGACGCAAGGCATCGGGAATAACGGCGGTCGGATATAACACAACATGACGGCGGTCGGTTTCATCCAGCGATAAGGGCTGCATATCGTTTGACAAAAACACGGTATTAACAAAGTTATCTTGTGTCCAGCCGCTCATGAATTTTTTGTTAATATAAACGGTATTGCCTGTGATGAGCTGTTTAATCATACCCATGTGGCTGTAACGGTCTTTGCCCTGAAAAATCTCTTCAAAGACGGCGAACAGCTTACCTTCTACCCAGTCATTGTACTGGCTTTCCAGTTGTCCTTGCCCAAGTGTAAGCAAGTATGAGCCGTATATTTTTCTCATGATACGGTCAAAAAACAGCGATTTGCCAGCCCCTTGAATGTGTCCATGGACAATCAAGGCGGTATCCATTTTTGTGCCTAAGTTTTGTAGCGGTATGGCAAGCCAGTTTAGCACCCAGTCTAAGGCATGGGTATCATTGCCACACAAATGCTTGATAAGATTGATAACAGGCGAACACATGCCCATCATAAAATGCTCATTAAACTTTTCATCATCAATCCCCAATTCTTGGGCGGTAAAAGGCTGTATGACAAAGCTCTTAAATGTATTGATGTAGTTTTCGCCGTTTTGGGGGCGTTTTTTGTCCGTGGGGTCAAACCAAATGTTGTCCGATTCCACTTTTTGACGGCTTTTTGATTTATTCCACGCATCAAATTCGTTTGGGAATTCTAAGCGTAAGGTATCAACAGGCTGTCTTTTGTAAGTTTTAAAATTAAACACTTCTTTTGTGCCTTGAATATACCAATATTGCTCAAAAATACTGCCGTAAGCCTTGGCAAATTGTTTGGCGGTGTTGTCTTGGACTTCACGGCGGTCAATGCTTTTTTGTTTACCACCAAAAAGCCACGCATTGGCAAGTTCACGACCGACAAGTCCCATAAAATGGGTTTTGGTCATCTCGGTGTGATTGGCTAGGTCATAGATTTTGTTGGTGACTTTGCCAATATCTTTGATTTGGGCAAAGTTTTCATTCAAATAATCTAGGGTATAACCGCCGTGCGTGTCTGTGATGACTTTGGGGCGTGGGCGATTTAGGGCATGGACAAGCTGAGCCTTGACAACATCCATGCCAAAATGAGCGTGCAGGTCGTTATAATCGGTCAGCTCACCTGTGGTCGTGTGTTCGTCATCGCCAAAGTCGGGGCTGATATGCTCGCCTGTAGTAATCTTGACGGCTTCTTTGGCTGCTAATATCCCTGTGTTTTTGCCTGTCTTAATTTCTGTAGCTTTATCGTCATCAGCACAAAAAATCAAGCGGTGTTGTGGGTACAGCGTGCGGATAATAGACGCACATTTAACCATATTATCAGCATTGAAAGTGATGATGACAGGGTAGATACCGCCTAACGCTTCAAAAATACTTGCCCCTGTGGCATAGCCTTCGCAAATTAGGATTGTATCGCCAGATAGCACATCGCCAAGCGTATAAAATGCACCGCCGACAAGGCCATCTTTGACGAATAATTTACCGCCGTCAGCACTGATGGACTGGACATTACACAGCGTGATGTTGCCTGTTTGGGTGTTGTGATAATACAGCGGTATGAGCAAATTGCCTTTATCGTCTGCCCTAAGACCGTGCGAGCGTACGCCTTTTTTGGCAAGATAGGCGTGGGTGTCGGTGGGCGTGGCGGTGTTAAAGCGGTTTTGGGCGGTTTTGGCGGCGGCTTGCCGTGCTTGTTTTTTGGCTTGTTTTTGGGCGGATAAGCGTTCGGCTTGGGCTTTTGCCCATGCTTGTTTGTCCGCTTCGCTAATCTGCCTGCCGCCATCAATGCCCAAAATGTCAGCCATCAAAGCGTGCGTTTCGTATGCGTCTTTTTTGGTGTAATCACGCACCAGTGTGTAGCCTGTGCCAGCACCGCATTGGTTACAAATCCATGAGCCTGTGCCGTCCTTATCATCGCAGCGAAAACGGTCTGTACCACCACACAGCGGACAAGGCTGATGCTTTTTGCCATTGCCGTGTAGTTTGATGCCAACGGCTGGGAAGATGCGATCAACATAGTAGCCCATCGCCTGATCTTGGATGTGTTCAAAATTGAGCGGTGGGCGTTTTTCTGATTGGCTCATACCACGCCCCCAACTAATAAATTGTCTAAAAGTTGGGCGGTTGGTGGGGAAAGGGGTTGATTTTTATGAAAGTTTGTCATATTATAATCTCTCTTATTTGTATGATTAAGAAAAAAACACCCCAAGTCTGAACCACTTGGGGTTTTTGCTTTTAATCATCTGATTTTTTTGGGGTCTGCTTGATGGCACTGGTAAAATAAGCAAGGTTGTCTAACTTTACCTTTGACGGAATACCCCTGTAAGTCCAGTTATAAACCGTATTGTATTTGCTCCCTAAAAAGTGTGCCACGGATGACACGCCCCCTAGTTTTTCAATCAATTCTTTATCTGTCATTGGACTGCTCCGATATTTTCAATTTGTTTATATAATTATACACAATATGAAAATTTATTGCAAGTAACTTTGAATGCAATTTCTCTTCATATTGTGTATAATTAACAAAATGAGTGATTTTTGGCTTGGAGCTGACAATGTCAAAACAAGTAGAAAAAAAAGAACACGAAACTTTTGTGCGGTTTCGTGAATTTGTCAAAGATAAAAATACTGAGATTGCCAAAAAGTTACAGGTTGAGCCTCCAACGGTAACCAACTGGCGATGGAGGGGTATCGCTCACGATAAGATTATTCCCCTTGCTCAACTTTATGGTTTAGATGCTCATTATATTGCTACAGGGGAGCGGTCTATTCAAAACCAAGTCAATAACCAACACGGCTATATTGGTGGTTCAGTCAATCAATCAGTGGTGAATAACTACGCCAATCAGCTGACAGAGGGCGAGGATTGGCTAACGATTATAAACAACGATATGTTTCCTGCGTTCGCCATCGGCGACTGTGTGCGAATAGATACCAAACAAGAAGCACAGGCGGGCAATTATGTGTATGTGGACTGTGAGGGCAAAAAAATGCTCCGCAAATACCGTCCAAAAGGATATGATGAGAACGGCACGCCATATACGCACCTTGTGGCAGAGAATGATGACTATCCTGTGATAGACAGCCGTCATCAAGCCTTTACCGTGCTTGGGGTGGTGATGGAATTTAAGAGAAAATTGGTTTAGGCATTTGATATGGCACATTTAAGCGGTGGAGATTTTGGACAAGAAATTGTCGGTGAAAGCAATTATTTTAAAATATTAGCTCGTTGTTTTAAAGCAGGTCGGCAAGATAAAAGTGGTAAACGCTCCTATATGACCGTCAAATTGGTTTTGGAAAACAACAATAAACACGACAAAAATGCGGTGGCAGTTGTTAGTGATTTTGGCACGGTAGGCTATTTGCCTCGTGCCGATGCTAAGCTTTATCGCAAGCTGTATGGCAATAACGAAACACACTCAACGGATGCAGTTATTTATAGTCAAGATGGTACGAAATTTGGGGTTTGGATTGATGTTTGTCTAGATGATGATTGCATGGATGAGGATTGGATAGATGAGCCTGATGATAATTCCCAAAGCCCAAGCACTTTCATTCAGCACTCCAATACGCCTGTTGAACGCCCTATCATCCTAGAACCCAAACAACCACCCAAACCGCCTAAGGCTTGGAAAGAGCAGACCAGTCGTGAAAAAATAGCGGTTGGTTTGGCATGGATATTTTTGGCTGGATGTGTTTATTTTGCATTTGCTCTACTATGTTGGTTTTTTGGATTATTTGTATAATTTGTTATCATTTAACCGACCGCCCATCATGGGCGGTTTTTTGTTGCCCTGTGAATATTTTAGTATATAAAATTAACATTTTGTTAAAAAAATTCTTGCACAATATTTTCATATTGTGTATTATATTCCCATCTTAACAATTTAGTCGGATGTAATATGAATGCTCAAGTCAATAAAACTGATTTTTTCCCAAAATTTCTTATTATTGCTATGTTAGCATCATTGCCCTTTGCGTGTAGCAAAGCCATTGATGATGCTTTTGACCGCCAAGCTGAGATAGATTATCAAGAGTGCCTAAACTGGCAAGCTGATGGCTTTGATATCAAGTGCAACAGAGGGGGTAAATAATAATGAACAAGCAATCTAATCCAAATGGCGTAAATCCCATCATTGATGCACTTTTGATGCGTATGAATGAGCTTGACCGTTTTAGTGATGATGAGTGTGTGCTGACCAATAAAGAGCTTTTGCCATTTGATGTTGTTACAAGCAAGAGCGGTCAATTTGGTTTTATTGGCGGTAATGTAAGTATTGGCAATGTCATTACAGAACAATTTCGTACCATTTACGAGACCGAAGAGGTGGCGGCAAGAGCGTATCTTGTCAAGTACTTTGGAGATAAACAATGGCTTTAACCGCCACCAAAATACGCCGTGGGCTTGCCAAAATCAGCTTTAGCACCGCCCACGCCCGTGATGCCAAAAATAACACCATTTGTCATCTTGTGACTTATGAGCGGAGCTTGGCGAGCGGTGGCGAGATTAATCTATCCTCCCTTTTTGCTGTCTATAACTATCTGGTGTGGCTATTGGGCCATGTGCATGAGATTGATGATAAGCAAGTACTGCCAAGCCAACGCCTGTTTTTGGCGGATGCTATGGCGTTTATTTTTAATATTTATGAAAAACAAAGGGGTGTGTGATGGACGAAAAATCATTTGACACGGAAACTCGTCTTTTTTGCCAGCAGCAACAAGAGCTTATTTTTAATGAATTTTGTATGCAGGTGGCTAAATTGCTTACAAAAAGTCATGATGGCTTAACTGTTGCTAATGTACAAAGATGCGTAGGCATGTCCTACAAAACCGCCATGCGAGTTTTAGCACTGGTGGCGGTAGAAAAGGATGGTAAATTTTATCCAGATGGCGGCATAAGATGAAAGGAGATAATGACATGATTAAACAAATCACATGGTTATCACAAAAAGAAATGGCAAAGCGACTTGGTGTGTGCGTCAATACTTTTAAGACTTATTATCGTCCAAAATATCCGCCCAATGCCAAGCGTGGCAATAAGTTGTACTGGACGCTTGAAAACGCTGAGCGTATTGAGCGAGAAATTATCAGTACAACCGCATTTTAATCAAACCAAAGGGGCAAAACTAGCCCCTTTTTTTTATGCTTGCCAATCTGCCACAATATCCGCCCACCACTGCATTAATTCTGTTCGCTCATCCCAATATTCAGCACGGTTATAAACATGGCGAATGTCTTTTTTTGTGTGTGCAAGCTGCCGCTCTATCACATCAGCACGCCACAATCCGCTGTCATTTGCTACAGTAGAAAATAGCGAACGAAAGCCGTGCGTCGTCATACGCCCACCAAAGCCCGCTCGCTTGATGACTGCTAAAACGCTTTCAATTGGCATTGGTTTATTTGGTTGCAAACGGTGTTTAAACACATAATCATCATCCAGTCGTTCATCATACAGTTTTCGCAAAATCGCTAACGGCTGTCTTGCCAAAGGTACAGCATGCTCTAACCTCATTTTCATTCTGTGCGTTGGTATAATCCATAACGCATTATTCAAATCAAACTCAGACCATTTCGCCTTGCATAATTCTGATGGACGGATAGCTAAATAATTCGCTAATGATAAAGCCGTGGCAGCCTTACCTATGGTCGGCGTTTCTTTAACTGCTTGCCAAAAATTGGTCATCTCATCGGCGGATAATGTCGCCATATTTTGCACGGTGTGGGCAGGTATGATGTTATTAACTAGCGTGCAGGGGTTGTTTTGGGCATATTCGTGGGCGATGGCGTAGTTGAACACTTGCGACAACAGGCGTAATGAGCGTTTGGCGGTCTCGTAAGTGCCTTGTGCGACCATATTACTGACCGCCTTTGACACCATCGCACGGCTGACATCTGCCACTGCCACATCCTTAAAGCCATTGGTAATGTAGGTTAGACGATACATGACGGTGTATTTGTACTTCTCGCTTTTCCATTGCTTACTGTACAGCTCTAGCCATTCGTGAATTAGTTCACTGATCGTGATTGGCGTTAGTCCTGCATTATCTTTGATTTTACGGGAAAGCTCTCGGGCTTGTTTTAGGCTGACAGCAGGATATTCACCAAGCTTTCTGCGTTTGCGTTTGCCTTGGGCGGTGTATTCTAACACCCAAGACTTGCGACCTGTCGGCATGACATCAATAGATAAGCCTTCGCCTGCTGAGAGTGAGTAGCGTTTTTCGGTGGGTTTTAGCCCTTTAATTTTGTTGTCAGTGAGCAT